CCGTATGTTTATGTCTCTGCTGCCATCCGAATTTCGCAATGGATGGAGCCGGGATAAAGACGCGCCTCACATGCGTATCAAGTTTCCCAGCACAAACTCCATTATCTCGGGTGAGTGCGGTGACGGCATCGGGCGTGGCGATCGCGCCAGCTTCTACATCGTGGATGAAGCAGCATTCCTTGAGCGGCCAACGTTGGTTGATGCCTCTCTTTCTGCAACCACTAACTGCCGACAGGATATCTCCACGCCGAACGGTAACGCTAACAGCTTCGCTATACGTCGACATAGCGGGAAGATACCGGTGTTCACATTCCACTGGCGTGACGACCCGAGAAAAGACCAGGCGTGGTATGACAAACAGGTTGAATTGCTCGACCCAGTCACTGTGGCGCAGGAAATAGATATCGACTACAACGCCTCTGTCGAAGGCGTGATCATTCCATCATCTTGGGTTCAGGCAGCTATCGATGCTCATATCAAGCTTGGCATTGAGCCATCTGGCGCTCGAAAAGGTGCGCTTGATGTTGCTGACGAGGGCATTGATAAAAACGCCTTCACCTCAGGGCATGGAATTTTGGTCGACGTTTGTGAGGAATGGAGTGGAAAAGGTTCTGATATCTTCCAGACCGTTGTAAAGGCGACAAACCTTGCGGATGACAACGGTTGCGGCGATGTGCTTTACGATGCAGATGGCATTGGAGCAGGATGCAGAGGTGATTCTAAACAGGTTAACGACGAGCGCAAAAAAGTCGGTAAGAGACCTGTGAACTTTAATGCATACAAGGGAAGCGCTGGAGTATTAAACCCTGACAAAGTGCTGATGAAGGATGCAAATGGAAGAAGCATCACCAACAAAGACTTTTTCCAAAACTTCAAAGCGCAATCATGGTGGCATCTAAGGACTCTATTCCTGAATACATATCGCGCCGTTAATGGAATGAAATACGACGCGGACGAAATTATTTCTCTCTCTTCAAAAATGGCTGCGTTGCCAAGATTAACCTCTGAATTAAGCCAGCCAACATATAGCAAAAACTCAGCAGGGAAGATTCTGGTAGATAAGAAACCGGATGGAGCCTTGTCACCCAACTGCGCAGATAGCCTGGTAATCCTCAAGTCACCTGACAGGGGGCCATTGCGCATATCTGAAGAACTTTTGAGGCTCGCATAGTGTTTGAACGCTGGAAAAAGAAAAAAGCTGAGCCTCCAAAGGAAGAGGCAAAACAGCCCATGTCGCTGGCTAATGCGCTGGCGATGCTGAACGAACAGGAAAGGATTAAGTCAGAGGGTGAGGTGCTTCGTAAGATTGAGCGCTATACACCGCCACCAGGAGTGATTCCTGAGAGCGTGGGTGAGGCTGCCCTGGCGATGGACTCCACGCCTTATAGTTACCTCAACTCAGCAAACATCACCGCATATGGTTACGGTGGCTTCCCTGGCTATCCATACCTGTCACAACTCGCTCAGTTGCCGGAATATCGCAAGATTACCGGCACGATTGCTGAAGAGATGACGCGAAAGTGGATTGAACTGAAGCACATCGGCAAAGACGAAGGTGATGATAAGGCCGACAAGATTCGCCAGCTTGATGACGCGTTAAAACGCTTCAAAGTGCGCGAGAAGTTTCGCGAAGCTGCTGAACATGACGGTTACTTCGGGCGCGGTCAGATTTACATCGATGTGAAAACGCCGAGTGGAAACTCTGCCTGGACGGTTCCTGATGAACTGGACAAGAAGCTCTACATCAGCCCACGCAAGATAACCAAAGGCAGCCTGAACGGGTTCCGTGTTATCGAGGCAATGTGGACTTACCCGGGCGTATATAACGCCGACAACCCATTGAGCCCTGACTTCTTCAACCCGGCTGAATGGTACGTCATGGGGCGCACAGTTCATGCCAGCCGAATGCTGACGATGATATCGCGTCAGGTACCAGACATCCTCAAAGCTGCATATAACTTCGGTGGCCTGTCGCTTAGTCAGATGGCTGAGCCATACGTGCAGAACTGGCTGAGAACGCGTGACAGCGTGAGCGACCTGGTTCACTCGTTTGTGGTTTATGGCCTAGAAACAAACATGCAAACAACGCTATCAGGCGCTGCTGACCCAAGTTTGTTCATGCGAGCTGAACTGTTCAATAAAATCCGCGACAACCGGGGGATGTTCCTTACGGATAAGGAGACGGAGAAATTCTTCCAGTATGCGACAAGTCTGGCAGGTGTCGACGCTCTCCAGGCGCAAGCACAGGAGCAAATGGCATCCGTTTCAAGCATCCCGCTGGTTAAGTTACTTGGCATCACTCCTAACGGCCTCAACGCTTCGTCTGATGGTGAAATTCGCGTCTTTTACGACTCCATTCACGCCATGCAGGAGAATCTGTTCAGAAGCCCGCTGAAAACCGTGCTGGATGTCATCCAGTTGAACGAATTCGGCGAGATTGACCCTGACATCGATTTTGAGTTCCTGCCGCTGTACGAGCTCACAGAGGCCGAGAAAGCAGAGGTCATGAAGCATCAGTCAGAGGCAGACAAGAACTATGCCGAGGCTGGTATTTATGACATTGATGCGATCGCCTCCATGCGTCAGTCGGATAAGTCCAGTCCATATCATCTGATGGAAGCGGAAAATGACGAAGAAGAGTACGAAAACGAGTCCATCGAAGAAGGATTCGAAGAGCCAGAAAACCCTTCGTCCAATCAGGGCTAACGCCGGAGTTCACGAGTGGTATCGTGCGGAGCTGCTAAAGCTGGTGCGGGAGATGAACAAGTCTTACCGGTACTGGCTTGAGGCAGGGTACAAAGAAAGTATGGCGCTGGATGCCAGTCCTGCGAATGAGTTGAAGCGCAGGCTGGCAAAGCTAGGTAAACAGTGGGAAGGCAAGTTCAATGAGCTTGCAAAGAAATTGGCCGATCGCTTTGTCGATAAGACCCTGCGCAATACCGATGTCTCTCTTTATTCCGCGCTGAAGAATGGCGGCTTCACCGTTAAGTTCACGATGAATGATGAGCTTAAAGACACAATGCAGGCCGTCATTAACGAGAACGTCAACCTTATTAAGTCGATACCTGAGCAGTACCACACGCAGGTGGAGACGATGGTGATGCAGTCAGTCAGCCGTGGTCGTGACCTCGGGCATCTTACTGATGAGCTTGAGGCGAGATACGGCATCACACGCAGGCGTGCAGAGACCATTGCCAGAGACCAAAACAACAAAGCAACAGCGGTCATCCAGTCTGAGAGGCAAAAGAGCCTGGGCATCACCAAAGGCATCTGGCGTCACTCTCATGCAGGTAAAGAGCCACGGCCATCCCATGTTAAGGCGGACGGAAAAGAGTTCGACCTCGACAAGGGGCTGTATCTTGATGGCGAGTGGGTGTTACCTGGCGAAGCCATCAACTGCCGCTGCACGTGGTCTCCAATCATCCCAGGGCTGGAGAGAAAATGATTGAAGTGTTCAAGGCGCTAGGCCTGACATTGATATTTGGCGGCGTGATTATTGCTACGTTGGTCATCACTGCACTGGCTAAAAAGTGATAAAATAACTATCTGGCTAGGGTAGCTCCCGAAAAGCGGCATCGTCACCGCCTGCCAGATACCTCTGACGAAGCAACTAAGACGAGGTTGTTATGCGAATAGTGGACAGGAAGACTTTCTTATCTTTGCCATCTAACACAGTTTATAGCGTCAGCAGCTGGAATGAAGAAATGCCAAGCACTTCAATTACCGACTTATTCATTAAAGGTCTAACTGTTGGTAACATTGATTACTATGAGCAAGCCATTCCAGATTTTGATTATGAAGATGTAGATGGAAAATTAGATGCCATAGAGGAATCAGTAAAGTCAGGTAAATCTATTAAAATTGACCTTTATGTCGAGCAGAGAAATGCCATGTTTGATGAGCATCAGATGTATGCCCTATGGGAAAAGGAAGACATTGAGATTCTCATTGAAAGACTTAAACAGTGCTTATAAGTAAACTTAAATGAACAGGTCGCTAAGGCGGCCTTTTTTATTGCCTGAAGAAAGGTAAATCCATGCCAGTACATCAGAAAGATGGCAAATGGTATTGGGGAAAAGAAGGGCCATTCGATACAAAAGAAAAGGCAGAAGAGGTTGAGCGTGCGGCTTACGCCAATGGCTATGCAGGTGACTCAGCTCTGGCATTCGACAGGGCAACGGTGCGCTCCTTTGACAAGGACGGTCGCCTGCACATCGAACTGACGCCAATCAGCAAGGCTAACATCTGCCCCTACTATGGCCGTGAAATCCCTAATTCCAAAGCGTTAGGCCTGCAACCTGACAAAGTTTACTACCTGCTGCGCGACCCAAAAGAACTCGCAAAAGCGGCGACCACATTCAACAACATCCCGCTCCTCAATGAACACATTCCGGTTACTGCCGCAGACCCTCAGAAGATGGCTGTGGTTGGCTCTACTGGTACTGATGCCGAATTTGACGGGACTTACCTAAAGAACTCGCTTGTCGTCTGGGATGCAGACTCCATTGCTGGAATCGAAACAGACGAGAAGAAAGAGCTTTCGTCGGCCTACAGATATGTAGCTGACATGACCCCCGGCGTACATGAAGGTCAGCCATACGATGGCGTCATGCGCGATATCGTCGGGAACCACGTTGCACTCGTAATAGAGGGCAGAGCCGGATCCGACGTCGTTGTCGGGGATTCATTATCACTGGAGCTAAAAGAGATGGCAAAAGCCAAACAACTCGCGGCTGCTCTGAAGCCATTCCTGGCACAAGACGCAGACCTCGAAGAAGTCGAAAAAGCGGTCAAGAAAAATCTCGAACTCGAAGAGGAAGAGAAAGAAGAGCGCGACGACAAGAAAGACAAAGCGATGGACGAGGATAAAGACGAGTCCAAAAAAGAAGACAAAAAGGCTGAAGATGAAGAGTCCGATAAAAAGGACAAGAAAGCCGAAGATGAAGACGATGAAGACAAAGAGGACAAGGCTGCTATGGATGCCGCATTAATCCGTAAAGCTGAAGAGAATGTCATGGGTCGCATTCGTCAGGCAAACGAAGCTCGTGAGTGCGTGCGCGCTCTCGTTGGCGATGTGAGCCTGGTAGCGATGGACTCAGCTGAAGACATCTACCGTTTCGCTCTCGACTCTGTAGGCGCTAACCACAAAGGCGTTCACCCTTCAGCACTGAAATCAATGGTTGAATTCACGATCAGCCAGAAATCAGAAGCTCGCAAACCTGCCACCACCATCGGCATGGACTCTGCGGCAACCACTTCTTTCGCTAAGGCATTCCCTGGCGCAACCAAAATGAAACGGAGCTAAGCAATGAGCGGCTTTCAAAGTGTAATCAATCAGCAGCAGGCACCAGGCGTTGAAGGTGACTTCGCTTCTGCAAACCCTAAGGCAAGCTTGCTCGCGGGTGAAGGTGCTCTGGTAGCTGGCACCAATGGCGTCGTGGTCGGTCGCTTCGGCTGGGTGACTAACGGCGTTGTGGACAATACCGGCACTGGCGTTCCGGCTGGCTTCGTTCATCGCGAAGGTCAGGCATCAATCACTACCTGGCTGGCTGAAGCGTCAATGACCATCCAGCCCGGCTTCCAGATGACCCTGATGACTGCTGGTGACTTCTGGGTGCGCACTGCTGGAGCGGCAACCGTTGGTCAGAAAATCTTCGCAAAACTGTCTGATGGTTCAGTAACCACTGGCGCGGCAGGTGCGACCATTTCCGGCTATGTAGAAACTAAATTTGTTGTCGGTAGCGCGGCTGCTGCTGGCGAACTGGTACAGATGGGCACCTGGAGCTAATCGATGAACAACGCAGAATTTTTACAACACAAGGCAATGGCTGAACGGGATTACGGCGTAGTCCTTCCTGAAGCCAAAGCTTACCTGACTGATGCAGTAGCAAATAGCTACTCATACGCGATGGATGCCCAGCCAACTCTGGTTACCTCCAGCAACGCAGGCATTCCGTGGTACTTCACCAACTACGTAGACCCAGAGCTGATCCGCATCCTGGTTACCCCGATGAAAGCGGTGGAAATCATGGGCGAAACCAAAAAAGGCGACTGGACTACCATGACCGCGCAATTCCCGGTCGTAGAATCCACTGGTCAGGTTTCCAGCTATGGCGACTACAACAACAACGGCCAGGTAAGCGCGAACGTGAACTGGGTAGCGCGTGAATCCTACCTGTACCAGACCATCACTCAGTGGGGCGAACTGGAACTGGACCGCTACGGTGAAGGACGTATCGCCTGGGCTCAGCAACTGAACACTGCGTCAGCTCTGACGCTGAACAAGTTCCAGAACAAGTCTTACTTCTTCGGTGTTGCTGGCCTGAAGAACTACGGCATCCTGAACGACCCTAACCTTCCGGCGTCAATTACCCCAGGGGCAACTGGTACTGGCGGCGGCACTACCTGGGCAACCAAAGACGGCCAAGCTGTCTACGACGACATTCAGGCACTGTACAAGCAGCTGATCACCCAGACTAAGGGTTATGTTGAGCGCGACAGCAAAATGACGCTGGCGATGTCTCCTGAGTCTGAAGCTAACCTGACTAAAACGAACATGTACAACGTGAACGTGTCAGACCAGCTGAAGAAAAACTTCCCTAACCTGCGCGTTGTTACTGCTGTTGAGTACAACACTGCATCAGGCCAGCTGGTTCAGCTTATTGCTGACGATCTGGATGGTCAGGACACCGGCTACTGTGCATTCACTGAAAAGATGCGTGCGCATCCTGTAGTGGTAGACCTGTCTGCGTACAAGCAGAAGAAAACTGGCGGCACATGGGGCGCAATTATTCGCCAGCCTCTGGCCTTTGCATCAATGCTGGGAGTTTAATTCATGGCTGAAATGGTAAGCGTAGGCTGCAAACTGCCTAACGGTCTCCAGGTTACACTGGACGGTAAGACGGTAATTCTGAACGGGGCGGCCACCACCGCCCTGCGTGGTCTCGATGGAGCCATTCCTGAAGGTGCCTTTGGTGTCACTCAGGTTGATAAAGACTTCATGGATAAGTTCATCGCGACCTATCAGGATGCAGCCTATATCCAGAACAACGCAGTATTCATCCAGAAAGATGAGCGCAGCGTTAAGGCTCAGGGTAAAGAGCTGGAAAGCGCCAAAACTGGTCTGGAAGGTTTGGACCCGGACAACCCAGCCCCAGGCGTGAAGAAAGCCGACCAAAAATAAAAGAGGTGATGCATGGGTGTCGTTACGTTTGACCCCGCAGCCTTCAAACTACGCTACCCTGAATTCTCCTCCTTAGACGACGCCCTGCTTCAGCAGTATTTCACCCAGGCAACCATTTATCTCGATAACACAGACTGTAGTCGTGTTTCGGACTTGGCCGTGCGTGCAATGCTGCTGAACATGCTGGTTGCCCATATCGCATTTCTGTACTCGGGTGCGAATGGGCAGTCTCCATCCGGGCTGGTTGGCAGAATAGACAGCGCATCAGAAGGCTCCGTCAGTGTTCACGCCGAAATGCCTGGTGTTAACGCAAACTCAGCATGGTATATGCAGACCAAATATGGAGCGGATT